ACACCTCGCTCGAGCGCTCTCCGATCAGCCACGCCTCGCGGTTGTTCTCCTGCAGCGTGATGAGGTTGTCCGAGGACGAATCCTTGAGGGCGTAGAACGAGCCCGGGAACATGATCGTGTACGGCACCGGACCGTTCGTCTGGAACTGCCGGGAGCCGACCTGATTGATCAGCAGCCAGCCTTCGATGAACGCGAGGCGCGAGGGGGCGGACGGTAGGCCGGGGTCAATCAGCCGCCCGAATGCCGCGATGTTCAGCGTGATCAGTTCGGACCCGTTTGAATTCGTCGCCTGTGCCGACATGGTCAGCGCGGGCGTGTTGAAGTCTACCGAGGCGATGTAGGTGTTTGCCGGGATATACCCGCTGGCATCCGTCAGCGTCGCAGAGGTCGAGACCAGCAGCCCCGGCGGGAGCGTTCCCGGGAGCGTGATCGTGTAGCTGTTGACCGTCACCCCGGCCGTGAATGAATACGTACCGGCCCCGCCGACCCGGTAGTAATACGTATAGGTCCCATCGACCAGCAGCGCATAGCCGCCAAACCCGAGGATCAGCGGGCCGTTATCGCGGATGATCACCGGGCCGGTCGCCGTGAGTAGCGTGCCGACCAGCGTCATGGAGAACTGCGCGATCGAGGACTGCGTGGCTGGGGACGTGACCGCCATCAGGTAGCAATTCGCCGCGACGACGACCAGCGCCTGCGTGTTCCCGGGGAGTACCCAGCAGCCGCGAGCCTGCCCCGCCACTGTGCTTACGATGGCGTTGAGGCCGGGACAGCCGAGCAGGGCCAGCGGCTTCTTGCTGTTCTCGTTCTGGCTTACCTCGACAAACCAGTTAATCAGCCGCTGCGCATCTTGCAGCGTCATCGGGGCCTCGTAACTGCCTCCGACGAACGGAATGTCTGCGATTGCGGCGGTCACATGAACCCGCCATGAATGATCCACCCAGCGTCATGGTCCTGCGACCGCGAGATCGATGAATCGTACGTCAGCGGCTCAACCGGGGCGGCATTCAGCGCCTTGATCATGGCTCTGGCCTCGTTCGCCTGCGCCCTCAGTTCGCGGGTGACGGGCTTCATCAGGATCGGCGCGAACTCGAGTGCCAGCAGCTTCTTGAACGCCCGGGTATAGCCCTGCGGCATGTTGAACTGCGTGGTCGGGTTCGCCGCATCCGCGAGGATCACGTCGGTAAAGAGGTGTGCGGTGTAGGACGCTCCAGGGGCCGGGTACACGAACAACTGCCCGAGAGGATAGTCGGGCCGGTAGGCCGCAATGTACGGCCACGGGCCGGGCAGGTTCTTCAGAAGCTCCCGCTTGTACTCCTCGTAGGATTTGAACTCGAAGAAGTAGTCCAGATTCGAGTTACCGCTCGTCGTCGCCCGGGTGTAGCCGTTGCGAAACCGAAGGGGGCGCGCGATCGGGATGTCGCCGGGGACGGTGAATGTGAAGGACGCGCCCGCGTTCGTCCCGGTCGGGGGATTGCTCAAGAGCGCCATGCCCGAGACGGTCGCCGCGGCCGTAACACCACCGGTCAGCCCAATCGTCCACGTCGCCGTGCTGGCGCCGCTGGTCAACGTCACTGCGCGGACCTCGCCGTCCGAGAACGTCACGTTCGACGTGGTCGTCGGGTAGGTCCAGTTCGCCGACAGGGTGGCGCTCGTCGCTCCGCCCACTAGGGAGCCCGTGAACGTGATCGCGACCCCAAGCTGGGTGATCGTGGAGGTCGAGGGCAGGAGCCCGCCTGAGTCCGCTACGGAGCTTCCGACGATGATGTCAGAGGGGAACTGAGCCGCCTGAATGGCCAGAACCCCGTTCGTCAGGGCGCCGGTAAAGGTGTTCTGCGAGGTGTAGTTGCCGACCGAATACTGGTACTTGCCGTTGGTCCAGTTGAATACCGTCTCATTCTGCGACCAGACGAAGTCACGATCGGTGGAATAGGAGTCGAACAGGTCGTTCAGCAGCTGTAGCCCGACGTTCGTGATGTACGGGTCCAGCGGCTCGCCGGGGGCGTAGGAATTCAGGTTCAAAAGTGAACCGGTAATAATATCCAGAACGGTCGAACTAGCCATCTAAATGCCTCCAGCGCCTACGGAGTCGAAGGATAGCGGCAGCATCATCATCAAGCACCGTGCCAGCCATCAATCTCTCCTAAAAGGCCGAAAACGAATCTCTAGGTACATCGACTTAACGGTGTCCTTCGGGTCGCCAGGATGTCCCGGCAGCGGCGGCATCGCGGTGAAGCGGTAGCCGAAGTCGGCCTCGACGCGCTCGCTCACGTCGAACGAGAAGCCCGCGCCCGCTGAGTAGCGCGGCTCCATGTGCATCTTGTCGCCGTAGCCGTCCTTGGGGTCGGGCTGCCAGTCGAACGAGCCTGACGTGCTGAGGTAGAACGCTGCGAGGAGATTTTCAAACATGGGCTAGTACGCCTGTGCCTTAGAATTCATCCACGCCTCAGTCGCCGCTATTTCAGCGGCGGTGCTGCTCGCGCCTCGGACCACTAACCCATACAAGTTGCCGTTAAAGAACAGCGAGGTGCCTGCGCGAGCGCCGATGTAGAGTGGGTAGTTGCCGTATGTCCCCGTGCCCTGCGATGTTACCGTATTCTGTAGCTGCGTTCCGTTCTCACGATGAATTAGCGACGGCGCAGAAATGTCACCCAGCATCGTTGCGACGTTTGTTGCTGGCGCGGGGAACTGATTAGCTATCGAGGCCGATACTAAAGACGTTCCCCCCGCAAAGAACGAGTAAGAGTTAACACCCCCAGTGAGCGGGGCGAAGAACGCAAACGCGCCGGCATTTGAAGAAACGGTAGCCGATAGCTCTGCCGCAATAGCCGAGGCCGCATCACTCAGCTTCGTCACCCCCGCGAACACGCTCATCTGCGCCAAGGTAAACGGAATGCTCGCCGTCGCCATCGAGCTCGACGTGCCGTTGAAGGCGAGGTACGGGAGGAAGCCCGCGGCGTCATAGTTCGTGCCCGTCACCACGTTCTGGTACGCGGGCATAGATGCCGAGGTGCTGTTCAGGCGAATGTCGGCGTTGTTGACCGCTCCCGCTACCGTGCAGGTCAGCGTGCCTGCCGTTGCGACGAACGTGTTCGTGCCAGCACTGAATACGCCGCTGCCCGTGCCTGACAGCGTGACCGTGCCCGCGCCTGAGAAGCTGATTCGGTACGTCGCAGCAAGCGTGGTGATGCTCTGCGTCGAGAGCGTCGCCGTCGCGAGCAACTGGTTATACCGCGCCCGATACGTGGGCCGGTTGCCGGCGGTCGCTTGCGTGGCGTGGTTGCCCCGTCCCGACTTGTCCAACACCTTGCCGACCGGCTGCTCCACCGCAGTCACCGGGGTCGTCCCCGCGCTGTCTTGGAACAGCGTCGAGATGTCGGACGGGTCGAACCAAGCGCCCTGGATACCGCCCGCAAACAGGTTCAGCGGAGTAAACGACTGCACCGGATGGTGACGCCGTGTAGGGCCTCCCAAGTGGTGCAGCGCCATTACATTCCCTCGCCGCGGGTGAAGATCACGGTCCCGGCAGCAGTGCCCATGATCACGCTCGCCGAGTTGACCTCAGGAGATACCGAGAACACCTCAACCGACCCCGGCGCGATGGGGAGCCCAGTCGCGACCGTAGCCGCCGCGAGGTTCGAGTTCAGTCCGAAGTTGATATATCCCCATGAGGTTGAGGTATTCGACACGCGGATCTGCACGAACTGGTTTTGAGCCGATCCTGGAAACGGCGCTGAGGCCGTCGCCGAGGCGGTGATGCCCGATACCGATACCGAGGCAAAGAGCGTGCCCTGACCGGCCCCTGTCGTCGGGCCGTACAGGGGACAAAACGGTCTGGTTTCCATGTCGGTTCCTTAGACGATCGCGTTCGGGAGCGGCGACAGCGGGCTGTAGTTCTGCGAGCGGGCCACGTTGACGATGTACGCAATGGCTGTCGTCTGCGTTGCCGCGGCGCCAGTGATGCCCGAAAACGCCACCGTCAGCACGTTGGCCGCAGCACACCATGCCGAGTCGGGCGTCAGGTTAATGGCAGGCTGTGAGGCCGGCCACAGGTACTGCTGCGGGATGACCTGGAGGGCATCGCCAATCACAAGACCTGGGACCGACACCGTGACGATGGTGCAGGTGTTGGTGGCGACCGTACCGGCCGCGATGTTGACGCCGAGGATCATCTCGAGGTCGATGTTCCCACGCGAGATAGCTGATGGACCGGGCATTACGGATTCTCCTTCAAAACGACTTGTTTGGTATCGACTAGGTGCTGCAGGCAGTTGCCCTTGAATGGATGCGAGCCGCGGTGGGTGAAGTCCACGTTGGCATCGATCCACACAGAGTTCCCCATGTTTGCCCACAGGCGGCAAAAGAAGATGTCCTCTCCAAGGAAGTCCCCATCGACCACCGCGCACTGAAAGTACGGGGTCGGCTCGGTCGGGTCCTTGAACACGGACTTGAGTTCGGGATAGGCCGCGTCGATCTTCTCGAACACGCTGCGCCTGATCCGCATGAATGCTGTTGGCGCTTCCTTGCACTCGAATGCGCCGTCCTTGAACGCATTGGTCGCCTTGCCGATGTGGAACTCCACCTCAGGCTTACGCTTCGGCGGAATCCCGACCATGATCTCGTGCGGCGATTCCATGAACCGCGGGATGACGAGCGGGTCAAACCCGATGTCGGCGTCCACAAAGAACAGGTCAGTGCAGTCCGACTCAAGGAAAGAGGCGACGAGCTTGTTTCTCGCTCGGTCCACGAAGCAGGACCCGCCGATCGTGGCGACCCTCGAATCGTGCTTTCCGTTGGCCAGGATCTGGCAGGCATTGACGATTGCACCGTGATGTTCGATGGACACCATGCAATCGTAGGTCGGCGTGGCGAAAAAGACTGAATGCGTCAAGGCTCCTCCTTGGAAAAGGGGAGCGGCCCAATGCCGCCCCCCAGAACTACTACACGCTCAGATCATAGCCGTAGACGAGGACATCCACCGGGCCCGAGGCCGTGGTGGTGTTCACGTTGACGTAGATGTTCTGATCGGTCGTCATCGTCGTGGTGTTGGCCGAGGCCGTGTACACCAGCACCGTCGCCGAGAGGCCCGTGAGGACCGTCGTCGCAAGCACCGTGTACGCCGCCGCGGCCGGGTTCGTGAACACACCCACATACGCCGTTGCCGGAGTCTGCGTTGCGCCCGCCGAACTGACCACCGTCACCGAGGTCGGAACCCAGCGGCTCGAGTTGATGACCTTGGTATAGGCGCGATCGCCCGTACCCGAGATATCGACGCTGGACAGTTTCGCCAGAAGGCGAATCTGGTTCGATTCCTGCGGGAGCGGGTTGTTGCCCGTGTTGCTCGGCGCCAGCGCCGCCTCGGTGTTGCTCGTCGAGGTGGTTGCCGGTCCAGGATTGACTGAAGGCATGATGTTTTCTCCTTTCCCGGGTTAGCCGGCGATCCGAATGCCAAGGGAACGATACAGCGACCCCGGTCCGTACAGCACGTCGGCGCGCGTCGGTTCCGAGTCATTGTTGATCGTGTACTGCGTCACGAGCCGGATGCTCATGCCCACATCCTCGTCATCGTACGCGCGGGCCGCGAACTCGACGCCCTGCGGGAGCGGCAAGTCAGCGAACGCGAGTGCGTAGGCGTATTTGTGGAACACGAGGCCCTGCGGGGACACGACCGACTGCGTGGTGGTCAGGGTGCTGGCATACGGGATGCCGTTGATCTGAACCTGCGCCGTGGTGGTCGGGGCCGCCGTGACATTCTGGAACTGGCCGCCCGAGATGATGCACTCGCCGATGGTCACGGACACGAAGCCCGAGCCGTCAGTCGAGTACAGGCCCGTGACCGGGTTGAACGACCCGAACGCGAGCGTACCGTTGCCATAGGTGAGACCGGGAGCCGCGGCACCGCTCGGAGGCGTGATGAACCCGCCCGGGGGCAGGATCACGAACTGCTTGAGCGCCTTGCCGTACTGCAGGCGGTTCTGCGGGTTGACCGGGTACACGCCCGCGATCTGGATGGTGTCACCCACCGACAGGGCCGCAGTCGAGTTCTTGCCGCCCGCGAGGTTGAGGGTGCCCGAGGACGCCCAGCCGGCCGTCATCAGCGCCGTCTGGCCCGCCGCCGCCGTGGTCTTCAGGGACCAGCCCGTCGCCGCGCTCTGGACCTGCTGCGTGCCGGTCGTGAACGACGGGATGTTCTGGTCTTCCCACCAGTCGAGGCCCGCGAACTGACGCGCAATCAGGCCCTTCTCGACCCACTCGCCCAACTGGGCCTGCGGGTTGAACAGACCCTTGATCGCGTCCGTCGCCGCCGACATGGTGATCGGGTCAAGGACGCAGTTCTTCTCACCCTCGGTCGGGCACGCCTCGGCTGCAAGATACGCCCGGGCATCCGAGAAGATCTTGTAGGACGCCGGCTGCACGCCAAAAGCGCCGACGGTGGTGGCGGTGTTCAGGAACGCGAACTGCGCCGTGTCCGAGTCGATGCGGTTCGCAACCGCCGCGACCTGCGGACGCAGAACCCGCTTCTTGAACATATCCATCGACAGGGCCAGATCCTGCGTCGTGAACTGCACGTCCACATGGAACTGGTAGTTGAGCGCGATCTGCACGTACGTCTCGAGCGTGTCTTCCACGTTCAGCGCGGGACCGTACGTACCGATGTAGCGCGGCGGGCGGCGGATGGACGCCGTGTTGCCGATCTTCGCACCCGTCTGCGCGTACTCGTTCGAATACTGACGCTCGACGCGATTTGCAATGACCAGTTCGTTTTCCAGCACGACGAGGGCCTCGTTCGTGATGTACGACATGGTCAGCAGCTGGTTAGCCATTGACTTTACTCCTGAATTTTAAGGGTTCAGGAGCCCCGCTCAGTGTCGCTTTGCAGCTCTCTGACGCTCGAATCGACGCAACTCCTGGAACGACATCTTGGATGGGTCGATGTTGACCGAACCCGAGGATGACGTATCAAGAGGCGTGATCGGCGGTGGGGCTCCACCAGACTTCGGAGTCGCCTTGATCTCGGGTGCTTTTGCACTGCTCGAAACGGGCTTCTCAAAGGTCTTTGCGAGCGCTCCGATCTCGGCCACGGCCGCGGTTGCGCTCATCGAGTTGATCTGGCGCAGGAACTCCGGATTCTTAGCGAGATGGTAGGCAATCTGCCCGGGAACCTTGCTGTCGAAGAACACGTAGTCCAGCACCGCACGGTGGGTGTGGATGTCGGCTGTCGGGACCACCTGATCATAGTCAGGGTGGACCTTCTTGGCCTCCTCTACGCGCGCCTCGTAGGCAATTTTAGCCTGCGCTGCCGCCCTCTCGTTCGCTTCCTTCTGCTGTTCCTGCTGGAACTTGCTCACCGCCTGCTTCGCGGAGTAATCCGCGGTGTCACGGGTGTAAGTGACCCAGTCAAACTCGCCCTTGTCGTTCCGGTACTTCGGATCATTCTGGTCGGGCGCCTTTTCCTCAGCTTTTACCGGCTCTGGGACCGGGGCGGGCTGTACCGCTTGAGCCTCGCGGAGGGCCTTTTCAGCCATCATCGCGCGGTTGTATTGCTGCTCGGCGAGGCGTTCTAGCTCTGCAGCCTCCTCCTTCGCCGTCATCATCTCGAAATGCTTCTTGCCGATGACCTTCTTGATGCGCTCGGGCATCGGGAGGTCAGCGTGCTTGTTCCAGTCGTCATCAAGCTCGATATCGCGCTCCGGGGCCTCACCGGAGGCTACGGGAGCCTCGACGGGGGCCGGGGGAGGCGTTACCTCAGCGGGCTGTGCGGCCTGCTTGTTCGGGTTGGCATGCGTCCCCGTGGGCTGCTTGCGAGCAATCGTGCTCGTCGGCTCCCCCGTGGACACGAATTCGTTCAGACCCTGACTCGTTATTACCTTGGGCATTTGCATCATCCTCGGCCTTGGGCCGTCTGCTCGCGGAACCCCCGCGCAGGGTCAAAATCTCACGCATTGTTGTGTTCTGCCTTGTCGGCGTCGGCGATCATTTCCCTCGCCGCGAGCCTGTTGTGGGCCTGCTCCACGTGCGTGTTCATCATCTGGCCGGCCGCGCCGATCTCGGCGACCGCAATGCTGGTGTGCGCCCGGGTGTGGGTGTCCACGAGGTCGGTATGCGCACGGGTCATGGTGTCCTCGCGCGTCGTCTGGGCGCGAAGCTCGGTATCGTGGACCTTCGTCCCTGCGGCGATGTGGGCACGCTCTGTCGCCCCCTTCTCGCGAGCCTCGGCCACGTCCATACGGGCCTTCTTCTCCATCGTGAGTTGTTCGATGACCTTCTGCGCGTGCTGGAGGTTCTGGTACAGCGATGTGACCACCCCGCGTGCGTCCTGGGGAAGGGTCTCCAACTTCGCCTTCATGCCCTCGTCGGACATCGGCATCACGCGATCCGCGAGAGCATCAGCACCCGGGAAGTCCAGATTGCGGAGAATGAGGTCAGCCCCGACCTTCGCGGCCATCTCGCCGAGCGGGGTCTTCATCAGGTCGATCATCGACTCAGCCGCTTCCATGCGCTTCGTTTCGTAGCCCGGTCCTGTATCCATGACCACGTCATAGCGGCCGACGGTCATGTCGTTCTTGACCTTGGAGACGGCCGGATCTGTCTGAGGACCCTGCTGCTGGCCCTGCGGCTGCTGGTTAATCGTCACCATGCTCGGGACGCCGTCCTCGCCGATGATCCGCTGGAGCCGTTCGGTCGAGTAGTAGTGCGGGATCAGCGATAGGAGGATGGTCCCGGTATGGCTGATCGATCGGGTCTGGTTATCGTAGAACTGGAAGTGGCCAATATCGGACAGCGACGCCCTCTCGCGTAGGGCTTTCCCTGAGATCACGCTGCCAGGATTGTCGGCTCGAGGTTCGTGCGGCATACCCGCGGTGGACATCAGGTCTTGCATGGCGCCCTGAGCGGCCTGCACAAACCCAGCTGGCACCTGAGGCCCGGCGATCTGCTGGGGAGGCGGGACGGGCGTCAGGGAGCCGTCAGGCTGCTCGATCGTCACGACCTTATAGGTCAGTTCCGAGTGGGGCGCGGTGTTGGCGGTCGCCCATTCGGGGTGGCCGTCCGTCTGGCCCTCGGCGGTCAGCCACGGGGACTTGGTCGCCAGAGCAATCTGCTCGGTCTCGCAGGTCCGCCAGTAGTTGTACATGCGGGCCGGGTCCATCAGGTCCGGGGTCATGCCCTTCCTGATCACGCGGCCATTGATCTCGAGGACATTGCCCTCGCAGCGCACCACGGGGATGTACTTGTCCGGCAGCGGGTCCTTGTCGATCGTGCGTCGGTCTACGATCTCGGTCCCGTTCAGGCGATACCACTCGACCCGCTGGCGATAGCTCTTGCGGGACTGGACGCTGACAATCTCTTGCGAATCAAGCTGTTCCTTGAACTTCCTGATGTCGCTTCCGAACAGCGTCATGCCGTTCGACATGCGGTGCAGGGTGTCGGGGACCTTCTTGATCCGGTAGTACTCAGCGAGGCGAATCTCGGTGTTGGTCTCCCAGTCCGCGAGGTCATCCCCGGGGGCGCCCGAGGTGAAGGCGTGTAGCTGGATCTTGGGGTACTTCCGCTTGAACTCCTGCCGGTCCATCTTCTCCGTGATGATGCACCACTGAGCGTCCGACCCTGCCGGGTCTACAGCTGCTGGGTCCATGTACACGGTGAACGGGTTACGGATAGGCCCGATGCGTAGTTCCTGGTCAAAGGAGCCCTCATCAGCCCATTCGCTATAGACGCGCCAGTAGCCCCAGCCCATCCGGACAGCGCTCTCGCCGGCCGTGTCATAGGCGATGGAGGCGTTCGAGCGGGTCTCGATATGGCGAATGGTCCCTGCCACAACCTCGGCCACGTCCTTCGTCGCGCCATCCCCGACGGCGTGGACTTTGATCCTCGGCCGCTGCAGGCGCATGTTGTTGACGACGCGCTTGATGAACGTGTTCGTGTGATTGATCGTGAGCGAGGGGCGCTTGTCGATCTTGCGGCGGTTGTACAGGTCATCCGGCCACTGACGGCCGTTGCCGAACTCGAGCGATTCGATCGCCAGCGCCCGGTTCTCGCTCTCGGCCTCCATCGCGATCTTGAGGCGGGCCGCACACTCGGCGACGATCTCAGCGTCCGTGACAGCAGGTTCGTCCAGCGATGAGGGGGTGACGGGCATGTCAGTTCACGTTCGCGAGGTTTTCGAGCCGCGGGGCTCCGAATGGGGACAGGATGGCCGATTGCCGCACTGTCGGACCCTTCCCACCCGCCACCGTCTGCTGCTGCCCACCACTACGGAGACAGGCCCCGTCTGCGGTGAAATCAGTGCGATCGGCGGTAATCATGGTGTTATCGGCACTCGGATAGGGTAACGGGCTCATTTCTTGACCAGCGTCGCAAAGGTGTCTTGCGCCGCTTCCTTCCAAAACTGCATGGCGTGCTGCTGGTATTCCTGATTCCGCGCCTGGATCGACGGATGGAGCGAATAGCCCCACGTCGCGTCGAAGTCACAGGTGTATCCGGCCGGGTTGTGGGCCGAATCCGTGTGCGGGGCGTTGCCCTCGCGCCATGCTTTCGACAGGTAGTAGAACCACATTTCAGAAACTGGGGGCCACTGGTGCGTCAGGTCTCCATAAGCTCGGTTCGAGGCCCAGTGCGGGACGATAACGGACGCTTTGGCGCCCTTCTTCATCACCCGATACAGCTCGTTGACGAAATGGATGCGCTCGGGGGCGGTCAGATGCTCGACGAAGTGGGAGGAATGCGCTTCCTCTACCGAATCATCGTCAAACGGCCACCTTACGGACCCCGCGTTCATCACATGATCGACTTTGCCGTCAAAAGGCAGCACGTCGATGCCGATGAAACCCGCTTTCTTGTTCGGTCCACAGCCGATATCGATGCGGATCGGCTCGGCGATGGTTTCAGCGACTGCGTTCATGCTCACCACATTGTGTCCTGGGGTCCAAATGCGACTTCGAGGTCGTGATGACCCACCTTCACGCTGCAATCAATGGCGCATCGATAGCCATACTTGCGGGCTTCGGACCAGAACGTCAGATCCTGGGTACCTACGCCCTCGCCGTTCAGCCCCTTGTAGGTCCTGAACCACGGTTTCTTGATGCGATCGTCTTTGAACATCGACATGCGCCACAGGTTGAATCCCATGCCCGTCCCGCAGCACTCGACCAGCCCGTCAGCGGGAGGCTGAGGTCGGAAGTTGAGGACTGGGTCCTTCGGGTCGCCCCATATCTGGGCCACTCCGCCATAACCTTTCGTGAAGTACAGCCCACCAATGCAGGCGTATTCCGGATGCGCCTCCATCTGCTCTACCAGCTTCACCACGCCATCCCCAGGCGGAGCGTTGTCATGCTCGAGCGTCAGGATGTACTCCCACTGGCTGAGGTTAGGATCGGCCAGCACGCCCTCGATAGCGACGCTGTAGGCGTCCCCGACCTCCATGCCCTGCGCGAGAATCTTGACCACGCCGTTATTGGGCGGGAACGCGAGGTTCCACCAACTCAGCATGCACTTAGCGCTGACCTTCTCGGCGGCGGGCAGGATCACGATGATGCGCTGCTTCTTCCAAGACCCGCCCTTGAGGATGCGGGTGCGGGTTGCGTCCAAGTCCTTGTTATGTTCGCCGCCGAAGTCGGTCAGGACCAACTGAGGCTTCATATCGCGCCCATCTTGACGTAGGGCGAAATGTTGTTGCTCTGCACAATCTGTGACATTCCGAAGCTCGCCGGAAATGCCGCCGTGGAAGCGCTATAGAACCCGTTATCCACGTATCCAATGCTGCTATTGGTCGCCGCGCCGAACCCAAGCCCTGCGCCTGCATTCAGCGGGGCGTCCACGATCTGAAGGTATGACCTGATCGCCGCAGAGGCGCCGACGCTCGAGGTACTGACCAGGAACGCAAAGGCATAGAGCCCGGTATCCCAGATGGTATTCATGTTGAACGTCACCAGACGGATGCCGGACATCTGGCTGGTCATGTTCGTATTGGCTGAGGCCGTCGTGAACTGCTGTCCTGACACTCCCCCGTCTACCGTGAACGCGAGGCTGTTGCTGCTGCTCACGAACCCGGTGATGCCCATCGAGGTGGACCAGACCGTATCGAACCGACTGGTGTTGGTTCCAGTCACCTTGTAGAGCGCAAGCTGATGGGTTACTCCCACCGAGCCTGTATTGCTGGTCGATACGCCCGACATACTGATCATCTGCATGATCGTGGACGCGCTGACCGGAGCCGCCAACCGCATCGGCACGATGAACATGCTGTTCTGTGGCGCACCAATCGTGATCGATGCGCCCAGTTGACGGTTCTGGTACGTCAGGGCCGTGTATGCCGCACCGCCAGCGGCTGCGACAGATGCCGTGACCGTCGATCCGTTCAGCCCGAAGCTCACGCCGTTCGAGTTGCTGAATACGATCGTCTGCAGGTTGCCGCTGGTCGAGCCTGCGCTGACGTTGATCGCCCCACCACCGCCAGGAGTTGGAGCCGAGAGGGACAGGACCAGACCCGCACTGTTCAGGGTCATGGAGCCCGATACGTTCGTGCCCCCGAATGTCGTGCCGACGCCCGCTATGTTCCCGGATGCCACGGTCTGGTTGGTCTGTGCCGCGTAGGTCGTGATCCAGTTCGGCACGCCGAGGCTGAGGCCGTTCGTATCGTGCGTTCCGACCAGCGATACGCCCACCGTCGTCGTCGTGCTGAATCCGGTCCTTGGGATGTTCCCTGATGCCTGCGTCTGGACCGTCTGTGCGACGTACGTGGTGATCCAGTTCGGAATCCCCATGCTCAGGCCGGCGCTGTTGTGCGTCGCAACAGGGACCACGCCCCCGGTCGTCGTGGAGGTGAATCCAGAGCCTGCGATGGCGCCTGATGCCTGAGTCTGTACGGTCTGCGTGGTCAGGTAGAGCGGGACGCCGAGGGACAGCCCCGCGGTGTTGTTCGTCCCGACGATGGCCGTGCCGGCCGTGGTCGTGCTGCTGAACCCGGTCCCGGCGATGTTGCCGCTGGCAACCGTTTGATTGGTCTGCGCGGCATAGGTCGTGATGTAGGCAGGAACCGCGAGCTTGAGGCCGTTGGTGTCCTGGGTGCCTCCGACCGTAGACCCCGCAATGGTGGTCGTCGTGAACCCGGTCCCAGCGATGCCACCGGACGCGACCGTCTGGTTGCTCTGCGAGGCGCTGGCCGTGATGACCGAGCTATTGGACATCCCGAACGTGACGTTGTTCGAGTTTGAGAACACCACGGTGCCACTGGTCGCCGTCTGCGTGCCGGCCGCATTCGCGATCCCGCCACCACCGCCCGCAACCACCGAGGCCGTGACCACCCCGCCGGCATTCATCCCGAACGTCACGCCGTTCGAGTTCGAGAATACGACCGTCCCGGCGGTGCTGAGATTGGTTCCGGCAGAGATCCCGACGCCTGTACCGACCGAAATGGCTTGCGGCGGGTATACGTCAAAAGACACTAGACCGCCTCCCCGCCTGAGATCGTGATCGTCACGCCCGTATTCCCGGCGGATGCCTGGATGGTCGCGCCGACGCTAAGAATCTGTGTTCCGGTCCACTGGACCGTCGATTTGGCCGGGATGGACGCGTCATACAGGATCGCGTTTCCAGTCCCCGCCGAGCCTGCATTCGGCACCAAATGCACCCGGACCGTGATGGCCCCGGATGTGGTGTTGCAGATGTCCATGTCCTTTACGAACGTCCTCGTCGCCGCCGGGACGGTGTACAGGGTTCCGATCGTCACCGCCAAAGCCGCTTGCGCCAGCTGGTTCGGGGTGATCGTTGAGAACGCCATTACATGTCCAGCCAGACCAGAACGTCGTTATTGCTTCCACCCGGGCCTACAGAGCCTGAATTGATCGCATCGATAGCGGCATTCACCTTGGCAAACGCTACCGGCAGCGGGTCGCCCGTCTCGTCATTCGGGAGCGTGCCGATGTTGATCGGGACCAGAGTCGTCATCCCATCCACCCTTGGGCGCCGGCCCTCTGGCTCATAAATACGGGTTTGGGCGTCTCCACCCTTTCCGCAGTCCTCGTCTGGCACAGCTTCGGCAAGAGAGCCGAGACCGCCCAGATCATCGCGTCCGCCCGGTTAGGGCTCCGGTCTCCCACATACCCGTGGGTCGTAAACGCACAAAGCTCGTCTTCAAGCGGGGTCATGCGGCCTACGATCCTGACCTTGCCGGTCTCGCAGAGGGCCGCTACCGGGTCAGCCCGTACCGCCTTGCCCCTGGAGGCTGTGACCTTCTGGAACGGCGTGCCGGGCCTTGAGGTGCGGATGACGTGGGCAACCATCGCCCCGCCGTAGTTGACCTCACCGACGATCGTATTGGCGTCGTGACGCTCGAAAGCATCTGTGGCCACCCGTCCCCATGTCGCAGGGCCGGCCTTGCAGGTCAGGTCCTCGAGGACGTAACACACCCCGTCGATACCGAGCCCGGCCACCGTGATGCCGATCTCATCGGCGTCCACGTTGTCCTCGTCATCAGCACCGGAGGGGTCTACCGCCACCACCACCCGGAGCATTTCCGGGAGTTCCGCGGTCATCACCCGCCAGCGGTCTAGCATCTCGTCGGTAAACAGGGCGTTGGGAGCCGCGTCCCTGAACTCACCCAGCAAGAACCGCTTCTGATACCGCCCGCTCAGCTGCCTGAGGGTATCCAGGTATCCGTCGCCGAGGTTATCGACGTTGTCCGCCGGGTTCAGCCTCATGTGGGCGTACAGGTACTGGTTCGGTAGCCCCTCCCGACTTTCGGGATCGCGGCATTCGATGAACATCCGGTAGGTCCAATGACCCTTATCCGGGGGGTTCTCGTCGTAATAGGCTTTCAGGGGGAGAGGGGACCGCACGTCGTCTACGATCTGGTCAACCTTCTGGGCTAGCCGGGTGATCGCTACGTTCCGGGAGTTGAACGGGATCTGGCTGCACTCGTTGAAGTAGATCGTCGCGTACTCGTTGCCGAGAATGCGCTCCGTGCGGTCCTTATCGTCCAACCCTCCAAACCACACCTCAGACCCGTTCGGCATCACCGCGTACAGGTCTGACTTGTTCAGTTCGTACTTGTAGCCCGGGAAGCAGACCCGCATCACCCTCGGGAACGTGTCCATCACGATGGAGGACTTGATGTGCGCGAGCCTGAACCGAAGAATGATGTGCCTGGACATCGGAGCCTTCAGGGCCCGCATGATGACCCAGCGCACGAATAGGAACGTCTTCCCAGACCTCGAGCCGCCATACAGCAGGATGTGCTGGGCGGGACTCGCTAGAAGCTCACCGGCCTCTATCTGCTTCGGCGTCCACTTAACCTCGGACATCGACGGCTGTGACCTTCAGGGGCGGCATCTCGTCACTGCCTCCCAGCGCCAGCTTGTCGCCGTACTTCTTTGGCTTCAGCTTGCTGGCTATCCATTTGCGCACGTCAACCTGCAGTCTCGAGCGGTTCACGTCTGCGTCCGGGTCATCAGCAAACTCGAGCATTTCCTCTACCAGAGCGTCTGACCTTGCGGCCGTCGCAATCTCGTATTGGTTCCTAAATGTAGGATTCGTGTGTAACCACCTGAAAATAGTGGTCTTTGCTGGCATGTCCTCGCCGGCGCATACGGTACGCAGGGACTTGCCGGCCGCGATCTCGGCGCAGACAGCCTCTATCAGTTCGTCGGTGCAGATTGATGGCCGGCCACTCATCTCAGCCACTAGAGACCGGATGATTGGGGAGGATGCAGACCACGGCATCGTTCATGTCGTATTCGTGCCACTGGGTCGTGCCGTCGGGCTTTGCGAGGATCACGCGCAGGCAGGAGTTCTGGCGGGGGAGGATGGTGCTGTCGCCATAGACGAAGCCGTGGGTCGTGAGGGTGCTGTCCATCTCTTTGGCTGATGCGCTCATGCTCTGACTCCGGCTACGTCCTGCTCGCGGGCGATAATGTGGGTCACGGCTCCAATGACGACGCTCTGGAACAGGTATCCGGCGATCTCCAGCCCACCCAGTTCCACCACGTCTCCGGGCTTGACCTCGGTCGGGGTGAAATGCTTCGACTGCTTGACGGTGTGGTAGTCCTTGCCGTCAACCTTGCCGCGCTTGTGGATGTTCAGGTACGCGCCGGGGCCCACGGCCACGACCACTCCCCTGACGGGGGCGCCATGCCATTGGGCGAGGATGGTGTCCGATTCGATGGCCTCGAGCGGCCTGACCAGGATCTGGTCCCGCAGCATCCTGACCTTTGCGTCAGCTGGCAGGAACGTAGGTGACTTGTCCGTCATCCGCTTGCCGTCTACCCGGACTGGCTGCTCGTAGTTCATTCGACCACCGACAGTTCAGGCTTCTTGATCCGGTCCATGTCGTGGTTCGGCTGGAACACATGCCCCAAACGGAAGTGGTCCGGCTCTGTCCGCCCACCGCATTTGGCGTGCTTCTGGAACCAGCCGTTCAGCGTCTTGTGCGGTGCGTCAGCGTCGTAATAGCCCACCAGCGTGCGGGAGGCGAGCCTCACACCGTGGTCGGGCTTGCCGGCGTTGAAGCACGGGCTGCAGACGAGGAACAGGGCGTTACCGCCTGGATTGGGGACGGGCTCACTCATTTGGCCTTGCGCTTCCTGTGCTTGGAGTAAGAGATCGCACGCTGGGGCTTCGGGAAATCCTTACGGGCCTCCCCAGCCCCCACGAATCGCCCGAGATAGGCGTTCATGGATTCGTGCTGCGCCGGTTCAGGCATCGTGTTCCGGCCCAGCCTCGGGGGCGCCCTCCGGGGTCTCCAGAACGACGTGCTGGCTCTCGAGGGTGAACCCGCATTCCTTGCACATGAAATCGTCGGTGGTGACGCGATAGTTCATCGTGTCGCCGTGACGGGGGCAGGGAGGGTTCATCGTGCCCACTTCGCGTGGTTCTTGTCCTCGATTCGGAACTTGATCTGTTCCGCGCCCGGGTCATGCTCCTTGCGCATCACCTTGCCGACCAGCTTCGCCCCATCGTCCTTGTGGTACGGCTCAGGCATGGGGGCGCCGCTGGGGCGGTTATACCGAGGGTCGAACTTCGGCATTTTACTTCTCCGGGGTGTGCATCACGCTCTTGTCGGGATGCTCGGGGACCTTGAAGCGAATGCCATCGCCATGGTTGCCCTCATGCCCGGGGTGGGTGCCAACGTGTTCCTCGTTGCGGATCGTGCCCGAGCCTGCGCCGTGCGCGCGGCGACCCTCGCCCTTCTCGCTCGCCTTGTTCTCACGCTCGCCGGACGAAAACTTGTGGGACTTGCCCATTTCGGCATCCTCAGATGGTGGTTTAGATGCGCGCACGTAGTTGCACACTACACCGTTTTATCATGGTGGGTCTGTTCGGTCAAGCCCATAAGCTTTCTTCCTTTGGACAGATTTTCTTTGGCCGAGATAATTCGGAGGTTTCCCGGGACATGTAGACCGCTCACTGCCTTGCCGGCGATCGGAACGATATGATCGACGTGCCACCGTATTTCGCCAGCGGCTTGGTTTCTGCGCCGGCATTCCCGATAAATTGACCGAACCTCGTCTCTATCGGCCCATCGAACCTGCGCATACAGCATCCTGGCGCGCCTCATATTGAGACCGCGCAGCTGGGCGGTTTCGATGATGGCCCGTGTTCTGCTGAATTCCTCGTCTTTCCTGATTGCCTTTTCGAGCCTAAGTTGCAGGAAAGTGATTGGATGCGGGTTTGCTAGATTGGGTGGGTGCTCAAGATTCATGCCCAGCCATGCCATGAACTTTTGAGGGGCCATCGTCAAATCTGGCTGGGGCATTTTTATCGCGTAGACGGTTTCCCACGCTGAGACCAGCCCCGACTTCACGAACCACGAAAAATAGCGCCCATTCTCCTTGCGTCTTTCCGATAGGATCAGCCGCTCCCGATGCGCTTTTTCTGCTTCGATCTGCTGCGACGTCAGCCTTCTTCGGTTGAGCATGGCTATTCAGTCAGCCTCACGTGGACAGCCCATTGAGCTTCCTCAAGTTCGTCGTAGTACCGCCGGCTGTTGATCCCGAGCCGCGCCAGCAGTTCTCGCACTGCACAATCCCGCTGGTAGTGGACGATCAGCCGCCGCTGGAGGTGCCGCTCCCCGTCATGCGCCAACCTCGCTATCGCCCCGTCTACGGCCATTACGCCCTCTGGGGGCTCTCCCCTGCCACTGATGCGCATCTCCATGTTCCATGCCGTTGGATAGCCTCCTACGCGGTGCAGGGACCATCTTCCCCATACGTTGAGCGTGGCCTGCGTGTATGCGAACGAGTAGGGGACGACTTGCGTCACTTCCGCGCCTCGAGGATGAACACGAACGTCCCGCCCTCGATCCTCGCCATGAGCGGCTTGAAGTCTGCCCGGTAGATGTGCCGGTAGTCGGTCATCACAGCGGTCTGGCGCACATATTCACCCTGATCCAGGTACGTGAGGGATTCCAAGCTGATCTGGCGCGTGTGCCCCGGGTCGCCCCACACCCACGGGGAGGTGGAGGCCGGGACGGTCGCGAATAGCCTACCGCCCGGTTTAAGAATCCGCCATATCTCGCTGAAATGCTCAAAGAAAGACACGTAGTCCCCCTGCCGTCCCAGATGCTCCAGCACCTCGTAGGCGTGGACCTCGTCGTACGCGTTATCCGCAATGGGCCACGGGGTGAGATTCAGGTCCCAGAGGATATCGGGCTCGCAGTCGGGGTAGAGGTCTAGCGTCGTGAGGGCTGACCATTCCGGCGGTCCGAGGGCGACCCGCTTCTCCCGAGACCGGCCACAGCCTAGAAGTAGCTCACTCACGGGGGCGCACCGGGCCACCGTGGCGGGGGGCGGGGTAATGGCGCTCCTCGAGCGTTCTGGACGCCTCGTAGCCCACCACGATGGCTGTCCCGACGCAAAGCACCGGATGCTCACGGCAGGCCGCACAGCCGGTCAGGGAAAGCACTAGAAACAGGGCGCTAACGGTTTTCATCTGAATATCCTTCCTGGTCGTGTGGCGGGACGTACTCGTCATGGTCGTCCCGGAAAATCTTCAACTCGATCGGCGCGTCTATCGCAACGCGCACAGAACTCCCCCGAATCCGACTGATCCTGATCCAGATGTCGGGGCCGATCTGGATGGCCTCACCCTCCTTTCGCGTGATGACTAGCACTTAGCCCACCAGCAGCTATTCCCCTCCCGCTCATGCTCGCGGCTGATCTTGCCGATGTCCTTCAGGTCCGAGAGCCGACGGCGCACCTGATACTCGCCGAGGCGCGTGACCACCATCAGTTCGGGGGCTGTGATCCCGGGATGGGCCTTTACAGCCGCCAGGACCATTTCGGCATGGGATACCCGCGGGCCTCGATTCATCCGCGCCTCGGCCTTCCTGGAGGTTTCAGGGTCACGTCTGTGCGAGACCGGCGGGAACAGGCTTTCCTGGATCATGGTTTTTCCTTTCACTGGAATTTAGATTCTATGTTGGTTCCCGCACGGATGCGGTTTCGGGTTAGACCTATGGTTTGTGCGTGAACAGCCAGACCAAGTACCCGCAGAGCGCAATGATTGCCACCCCGCAGGCGAATATCCCCGCCTCCTCCAGACGGTCCATCTGCCTCTCACAAGGATCATCGTCCATGCATGCTCCAAATCGTCAGCTGGTTCCTGACATCTTCGGCGGTCCTGAGGTATGGGACGTTGAACCGGGCACAAAACTCGTTCTGCTCCCGCTGGTCACTCCGCAGTCGCCTCCCCGGCGTCTTGCATTCAGCCATCCACCAGTGTCCTGCATAAAATACCAGCAGATCGACGGGTTTATGCATTCTGAGTACGTAGGCCCCGGATGCTTCCAGCGCTTCGACGACGATGGGTTCTGATTCGTCACGTTTTGCAGCGCGCCTCACGGCCCCGCCTCGGGCGCAGCTACAGCCGCATACTTCTCGTTGCGCCCCATGTCGCAGCCGCTATCAGGCTCCCAGCACTCGTCGGTGTGCTGATGCTCGGGCGCAGCGTCACGGCGCAGGATGTCGCCCATGCTCTCGCCCTTGGCGGGCGCAGCGTAGAGCTTCCGGGTCAACGTGGCGATATGGTCCGCGTGGCTATTCGCTACGTGCTTCCATTCGTCACGCTCCGCCAGCGCCTCGTTAGCCTGCCGCTCGTACTCTGCGCAACGCTTCATCAGCGCCACGGTGCGCTGATTGTTCGCCCATACGCTGAACCGATTCTCGCCGTCTAGCTCTGCTCGCGCCAAGTCGAGTTGGGCGCGGAGGGCATCGCACTCCATCACTCGTTCGCATAGCTGGCGGTTCTGTAGCGCCTTATCGCGCTGATGCGTCATCGCGGCCAACTCCGCACGCGCATTGGACAGAGTATTGTAAAGCCTACCGACAATCTCGGCATATTCCATCGCCTGCTTCCAGCCTTCCTCGGCGTAATTCATCTCACCCTCCTGGATATCACCCTACACCCCGTCGCACGCTTCAGGTCTGCGTACTTGGCATACTCTCGCCAGATGATCTCGTCGAGTTCTGCACCCGTAACGTACGTACGTCTTCGTGGAGCCACTGCGGCCACTGGTCTTTCGGGGTCGCCTTGCACCACTCCCGCCACGTCTTCAGGTACGCGGAGTTCTTCGGCAAATAGCGCGGGCTGATGATCTGGCCGTGCGGGTCTCTTGGCAGGCATCTATCCTCCGAGGATCGGGCTTCAAGCGTTCTCATGGCTTTTCCTAGAATTCTGGTCCTCGGTCGCTCTGCGCTGGCTCTCGTGTACCGCGATGATGAAGGTTAGCCATGAACCCCCGACAGCCAAAACAGCCACCAACAGAAGCATTAAGACCGCTACCGGGGCGCTCATCCCCTAATCCTTGATCGCGTTGACGATCGCCGCGGTGCAGCCGACGAGTAATACCCCGATCCCGTCAGCCAGCCAGTATGCGACGCAGAGCGCGGCAATACCCGCAATGAACTTCAGAGCTTGTTTCATGACTTGAGTTTCATCCTGTCTGCGGTTTTTCCGACCAACCGATGTAAATCGTCCGTCGTCCCCGTAGAACGAAGAGAAGACGAAGAACCGTTATGTGACGGTGGGGAGGGAGATCCGGAGTTTGCGTATGTGTTTGTGTCTGCGTCTGAGGGCGGGATACGGCGGGACTCGTCGGGACATGTCGGGACATTCCCCTCTTTGGCTGATTCCCGCTCCCTGCGCTTTCGGGCTGCATCTGCCCCGGATGCGGTCCTTTCGATGTCGTATGCGGCCTTTCTGGCCCGGTTCCGGTATTTCTCGAAATTGACGATTCTCCATCCCCACGGCCGATCCGGGTCGATGTTGACCAGCCGCCTACCTTCCATAGACTTGCTTCTGCTATACGGGTCTGGAGCGCAAAGACGCTCAATACAATCAATGACTTCGATTAGCGGAAGACCGGTGATCCCGGCGATGTAGTTCGGGGTCACATCGATCTCCCCGTACTTGTTCGCCATGGATAGGAGGATCGGCCAAAGCCCGATATCCGGCCACTTCCCACTAAGCGTGCCGGTGGTCAGGGTGTCAAAAAGTGGCGTGTATCCCATTTATCGGGACTCCGGTGGGACATGGCGGGACAAATAGGTATACTCACGCATAGCGGCAGAGCCCTACACCCAATATGCGTCAATGGGGCTCGAACAAGGCACCCGGGCCGTGTAGGCCAACGAGACCCGGGATGCTTTCACTTGACCACCTTGAACTTGCCCCTTGTCAGTAGGGCAATCTGGTATTGCCGCATCTTCGGCACCTTCCCTGCGGCCAGCCACTGGTAAATAGCCTTGTTGGTCACGCCCAGCTCCTTGCGAGCGGCCTCGACCGATCCCCAGTGTTCAACAATCGTTTTTGGGTCCATGTGGCTAGAATATTCTTTTCTAGAACGCTTGACAAGGGATTCAAGCGTGCTTTAAAGTCACCTCACCTACCGAGGAGACCGCGATGACTGACCCCATCTACATCGACAAGCACGGCCGGCGTTACATTCGCGTCGCAGAGACCAAGGGCGGCCTTTACGCTTGGTTTCGTCCCGAGGCGCACGCTGACGACAGTTACTACGATGTCAGCCGCAAGGTTGCTGATATGCAGGTGGCGGCATGAACCCGACCATCCCAGAGCAGATCGAGAACGGCATCGCCTATGCCGGCCTGATCGGTTCAGGCTTCCTGATCACCATCAGCCTGCTGCTCGCGTGGGGCGTGCTGTGAGCGACCCTAAGCTCACCCCTGAGGAGATTGAGGCCCTAGACGAGGCCCTGCGCATGGACCGCGCCAGAGAGGCGTACGAGGCGTCCCGCGCAGAGGCTTACCGCGAGCGAATGAACGATCGCGACAACGACACAATGATGTGGAGGAGAGACCAATGATCTGGTTACACCCGGCCATGACGGCCGATCAGATAGCCGACTGGTGCGAGAAGAATCGCATGGTCGTCACCATCGAATACACCTATGACGCAGAGGGCAAGGTCACGCCGCTGATCTCGGCCCGCGAGGATCACCTAGACCCGTCGGTGCCGCTCTACCTGCGAGCCGATCGGTTCCAGGATCAGCCGCTCCCGTCCTTGCTTCTTCGCCAAGCGGAGTGACCATGAACATCGCATTGTTCAAAAACCTGCGCTGGGACTTTGAGACTGCCTTTGGCCCAACCGCCCCCACAGATGCCGAGTACGTGCGGGTTAGCGAGTGGGTTGATGTGGAATTCCCGCCCCGGGCCGAGATGGCTATTCAATCGGATATAGCCACTAAGGCTGACGCCATAAATGATGAATTTGATACCCGCAAGCGACAGGCCCTTGAGCGTATTGGAATCAAGCCATGAGCCGCATCAAGGAATGGGCGATGGAGCAGCCCGACACGTCAGAGGATGACGCTGCGTGCGTAATGCAGCAGCCGGAATGGCAGGCCGAATACGAACTATGGCTGGATCAGGTGGAGGAGCAGAGCGATGGAATCTCAAACGAACATGCGTAATCCGCTAGGCGGACAAACCGCAGCGGACTTCGCGGCCAAGGCCCCGCCGACAGCGTCATCCTCTCCGTGCGTCTACGGCGCGATTGTCGAGGTCATCACCGGCCTCGGCAAAGAGGGCATCACGAAGGACCGCAAGAACACCCAGCAGAACTACGCTTTCCGCGGCATTGACGACGTGTACAACGCGCTGTCGGGCCAGCTGAGCAAGGCCGGTCTTTGCATCCTTCCCCGCGTACTGGCTCGGACTGTGACCGAACACGCGAGCAAGAGCGGCGGGGTGCTGTTCTACGTCACGCTGGACGTGGAGTTTGACCTTGTGGCCGCACGCGATGGCAGCAAGCACACGATCCGGGCGTTTGGCGAGGCGATGGATTCCGGGGACAAGGCCACGAACAAAGCTATGTCAGCCGCCTATAAGTACGCCTGCATGCAGACCTTCTGCATCCCGACCGAGGGCGATAACGACGCCGACCAGACCACCCATCAGGTCGTTGGCAAGACCCCGCTGGCCGTCAACGTGGTGGACGAATACCTCAAGGCGTTCCGCGACCGGCTGGTGAAGAAGAACCACGCGGGGGTGTTGGCCTGCCACGATGACCTGATGGCTGAGGGCCAGGAATCGTACTCGCAGGTGTGGCGCCAGCTGGGCCCCGGCGAGCGCGCAGCGATCAAGGACGCCATCGCGCTGGCGAGGGATGAAAAGCGATGAGCATGGACCGCTGCGGTAAGTGCGGGGACCTCGTAGACACCGACGACGACCCGGATGCGTACATCGATGACGAATGCATGTGCGAGGCGTGCCGGGAGCGGCTGTACGTCCCCTGCGATACCTGCGGGGATCTGGTGCGCAAAAGCCACATCGCGTCTGTCAGGGGCGAGCCGGTTGAACGGGGCGGCAGGGACGAGTATTACTCTCTGTGCGGGAGGTGCCGGTGAGCAATCCAATCATCACTGAACAGCAGCTGGAGAACGCGCTGCTGTTCCTTGCCGAATCCGATCACGAATACGCCAACGAGAAGGCGCAGTTGGAGCGGTCGAACATCCTGTGCAAGCGGGTTCGGTCGAGGATATTCCTCGCGGCGACCGGGACCGTGGCCGAAAGGTCTGCACGGGCCGAGATCGAGGCAGAGACCGAACAGGCCGATGACGACTACTGCAAAACCATCGCCAAGTTCGAGACGTTGAAGGCGAGGCGCGAGCGTGCTGAGATCGTGGTCCGCGTGTACCAGACGCTGGAAGCGACGCGAAGGACTCGGGTATGAACCTGCGTAATAACGCCCGCGATCAGCCGTGCATGGTCCGGGTTCCTGGAGTCTGCAATGGGAATCAGCAGACGGTCGTACTGGCTCACTACAGGCTTGCTGGGGTGTCGGGGATGGGCATCAAGGGTCCGGATGTTATCGGCGCTTACGCGTGTTCTGCTTGCCACGCACATATCGACTCGCACCACGACGATGCGACGAAAGTAATGCACCTAGAGGGCATGGTCAGAACGATCAATCTGCTGGTTAAGGCGGGGCACCTGAGATGGTAGACAAAGACAAACAGGAACGCGAGAACGAACGCCTCGCCGCATTCATCGGATTCGGATGCCTTATGGCTGCGCTCGCGCTGATCTGCAAGCTCTTTGGGTGGGCGCCGTGAGAGCAGTAAAGACCGAGAACGTCATGAGAAAGCCTGTCGTGGCTTTGGACGACCCGCAGGGCGCCATCGACCGAATTAAGTCATTCGTCTGTGTGAGCGATTCTGGCTGTTGGGAGATGACCAAAAAGATTAACAAGTTCGGGTACGCGCAGATAAGCTATCAGAACGAGCTTTACATGGCTCACCGGCTGATGGCGATCGCCACGTTCGGCCCGTTCGATCCGGTCCTCCAGGTATGCCACAAGTGCGACAACCGCAAGTGCGTGAACCCGGACCACCTGTTTATCGGCACGCGGTCGGATAACGTGCGCGACTCAGTAGCGAAGCGTCGTCACCACCTGTCCCGCAAGACGCATTGCGTCCGTGGGCACGAACTGTCGGGCGATAACGTTCGATACCACAAAAGCGACTGCAACGGAGTTCGCCGCATGTGCGTTACCTGCGCCCGCATTACGCAGCGCCTAAAAGCAGGTTGGCCCAAGGACAAAGCCGAGTCAATGCCGATTACCCCGATGGGGCATAGGCCGGTCAACGGGAACTTTCATCGCCCTCGCCCGTCGTCAACGAGTCTGCCGAAATGAGGGTCCGCATCATTTGCGAGTTTTCAGGACGGGTCCGTCAGGCATTCCGCGAGCGTGGGCATGACGCCCGGAGCAACGATCTACTGGAAGCCGAGGACGGTAGCCCGTTCCATGACGTGGGCGACGTGCGGCGGCTTAGATCTGACTACTGGAAGGGTGTTGACCTGGTGATAGCCCATCCACCTTGCACGCACCTGGCCGTCTCAGGGGCTAGGCATTTCTACAGAAAGGCCAAAGAGCAGGCCGAAGCGTTGGAGTTCGTGCAGTGGCTGATGGACCTGCCGGTGCCATGTATCGCCATCGAGAATCCCATCAGCATCATCAGCAGCCGCATCAGGAAGCCGGATCAGATCATCCAGCCGCACATGTTTGGGCACCCAGAGTTCAAGGCTACGTGCCTATGGCTGAAGGGCCTGCCAAAACTCACGCCAACCTACCAGATTGAAGTGCCATCCAAGGGTACGGACGAATGGAAGCGATGGAACAAGGTCCACCGGATGCCGCCAGGGCCTGACCGCTGGAAGGAGCGCAGCCGTACGTTCATCGGGATAGCCGAAGCGATGGCGGCGCAGTGGGGAGCAGAGGTAGCGCGATCACATAGTCCGGAGGGAACATGATACTTAAAGCTGTGTTGGCCTTTTTCTCGCTGATGTTCGCGGCCGGTGGTGGCGCGCTTATCGAGGAAGGCAAGACCAGATCAGGATTCTTCGGGCTGTTTCTGGCTCTCTGCGGAATAGCCGCGGCGATTTTTTCGTGAGAGCATTTCACAGCGCAGAAGGTGGTCTGAAATGAAGTCATACCGCGTGTATCTGAAGGGCCACAACACCTTCATATTCGGTGAGTGCGTGTACTACATTCGGGATCTGCCGTCGCAGATTCTCACCTTTTACAACAACGATGGCGAAGTGCTGGCGTGCGTGGCTGACTGGTCTGCCTTCTACATCAACGACGAGCCAGATGAGCCAGAGGCGCCCGCCTCTGCCGTGAAAGAACGCTGGTGGAGACGCTTGGCCATGAGACTAGGTGTGGCCGCGACACCTGCGCGGGAGGACAAATGAGCGAGAAACGCAGGACCCTGGACGATGTGCGCGCAGATCATGAGCGTGGATACACCCTGTCATTTGGTGAGGTGCGGCTACTGTTTGAGCGGCTCGACGAGGCGCGTGCGGAGTTGGCGAAGGTGACGGTCGAGCTTGCCGACGTGGCTACTATCGCTGAGTCACGCAAGGTGAAGTACGAACACCTTCGGTTCCTGATCGAGAGCCACAACGCGACGTGCCGCATGGCCTGCAACGGTTCGGACTTCCTGATACGGATGCCAGACAGCTTTGATCTAAGCGGAAACGGTAATCACGCTTACGCCGCTGCGCCCGAGGCGGGGCCTAAGCCATGAACGACAAAGAGGCACGCCACGAACTATGCAACGCGCTGGCGCTAATTATCCAGAACACAGAGCTGTATTTAGGTAGGGGCAGCGTTCAAGGGCACTTCTGCGACTTTCGCCGAGAGGTGCAGTCAATCCACGACCGGGCGAAGCACGACTACAAACGGTGCGTGGATAGAGCATCTTTACAGCAGTCTGATGCTCCCTGCGCCCATCAGCGGCTGACGTTCGTTGATGATGACGGCACCGAATACTGCGTGGACTGCGCTACGAAATTGAGCGCCTCCGCCAAGCCCGCGACACCTGCGCAACCGGAGGAAGGGAAGTGAGCATCTACTGGACGCGAACCGAGGATGCTAACGCGCCATCGAACAAGATGCTTGTGCTGGCGTTCCCTAGTCCCTACTCGCACAGCGGGCTGGAGTACGCCATTGGGTCATTCGCCTCTGATGGAATTGATTCACCCGACGGAGCGCCGGGCTGGTTCGATAGCGACGGGTACAGGCTAGACATAGACCCGGTGTATTGGTGCGCTGTCACGCTACCGCGTGGGTGGCTCGCGCTCCGCGCCGCCGCCAAGCCCGCGACACCTGAGAAAGAGGGCGAGACATGAGCTACATAGGGGACGGAATCGCAGCGGCGATGGTCGCGACGATGTGGTTTCTGGTTGCGCTCGGAGTGGCGATCGGATGGATAGCGTTCATCGGTTTGCCGTGGGCATGGCACGCGCTGCGCCCTCTGATTCACCAGTGGACGGGCTGACCATGCGAGCAGTTGTCCAGCCATCAGATCAACCGAAATGACGCAACCCCATGACGCATAACCCTTTCGGCCCTCACGACTATGGCGGGCCGTCATACTGGTTAAGACCCCAGGATACGGAGATGGAGCGCAAGCACCTCGCGTTGCTCAACGAGGCCGAACGTCTCGAGCGACTATCAGCGGCCCTGCTTCGGGGTCAGCGCGCGGATCGCCTTGCCGAGCCAAAACCCGGCGGTCTCGATATCGTCTGACGCCTTCAGGAGCGAGCGCTTGGCGTCCAGTGTCTCCAGCGTCTCGGCCATATCGACGGAGTTCTGGATCTCCTCGACCAGCAGGGTTAGTTTGCGCAGTTCTTCCTTCGTGCGTGCGAACTGATCTGACGGTATCGGCGTTGGCTTCACTTCGAGATCCTTCCCAGTAGTGCCGCCAGGATCAGCAGCAAGGCTTTCCCTACCCACCCCATTATTTTAGCTCTGCTGCTCTCGCGTTTGGCGTGGTGATCCTCCAGCACCTTGATCTTCTCAGCCAGTGTTGCGACGGCGGTATGCCGGGCAGAGCGGGCCTTCAGGTCGTTCAGGGCGATCGTCAGAGCGCTGACCTTCTCCTCGAGCTTCTTACCCGCTCTGAGGCTTTCCAGCACGACGCGCTTCCATTCGTGCCAGTCCTCGTCATATCCTTTGGAGCGCAGCCGATCAATGCCGACGAACGTACGGGCGAACGTGTCGTCCTCGTCTGGGGTCGGCAATGGCACATCCCTCCCCCTCGCTACGTTTTCGGCGTCGAGTTATAGAGCATCTCGTCCTTGCTACGGCTCCCGGCGCTCGATCCGAAGTAGTAGGCCAGCACCTGCTTCGCTTCGGAGAACACGTACCCGATCACCGTTCCGACGAGGGTGGCCTGCGTCGGGTCCTTGGTGATCTGGCCTGTTACTGCCGCAGCCCCCAGCGCGACGCTTGCCGAGACGACGGTCCACGCGAGGGCCGGGGTCGTGATGTCCTTGACCGACATTTCCCGCTTGCGCGCCGAATCCGTGTCGGCGAAGCGCAGGGATTCCTCGCTGATGTCCAGTTCCTTCATCCTGGACTGGAGCGTGAGTTCAGCCTGCTTCAGCTGGAGGATCTGGTCTCCGGTCATCTGGAGCGCCGATAGATGCTCTGTCACGCTGTCGGCCGTGGGCGATGCGATGCCGAACACCTTTCCGATCGCCTCTACCGCAAGTCCGGCGCCGGGGCCTCCGAACATGGAGGCGACGGTTGGCGCGAAGGGGGCGATTTTCTTGATGAGTTCGGATAGCTGGCTCATTTGATTCCACCCCAAGACAAACTGAAATGGTTCCCATCCGTGCGCGTCGTGAAGTCACCACCCCACGCGCACGCTGGGTCCAGCATCTTCCAGTAGTCGCCTAGCGGCTTGTACAGGGCCGAGTCGGTCAGGTACACGCCGTCCTTGAACAGCTGCAGATCGACCGCTAGACGCAGCGTGTGCAGGGAGTTCGCGATTCCGGTCCCGTGCTGTGCGTTGAGGGCCGCCTGCTCGGGGGAGCGATACATCTCTCCTGCCGTCAGTTCGTAGCCCTGCTCGTAGGCGTACGCGATGAGCTTTGCAACGAGGGGGAGGAACCGACGCTGGTGCTGGCCTAGGGTTTCCATCAGAGCTTCTTGGCGTCCGCCTTGACGGCGTTGACGGCATCCGCGAGAGCTTGACCGGCCGCTTCAGCCTTGGCTGCGTTCTTACGGAAGACGAGCGCGCCCGCGATGAATCCGACAACGAGGCCGACGAGGGAAACGATGACGATATTCATAGAGGCTCCTATTTGAGCAACCAAAGACTTAACGGCCACACGCACGACACCAGCGCCTTGCCGACGCATATCTGCACGGACTCGGCTTCCTTGAAGTAGTCCACGACCTTCTTGGCCGCGCTGATCGCGAACACGATGGCGAGCGCGACGAGCTTCGACGTGAACGGCAGGCACAGCATCCCGAGCGCGCCGCCGTAGATGACGTGGTTCGCCCAGTCCTGCGGGACCTGGGGGACGCGGTCGAGGGGGTTAGTCCACATTAGTTTGGTACGTCCGATGGTGTGCGGCCTACTTCGATCCAGTTGGTCCCGTCGAACGTGAAGTCCACAGACCTGCTGAACCCATTAGCTGGATTCGTAAACGCCGCCATCTTGAACGTCGCGCCCCACGTCACGACGCCCATCGCGCCACCAGACGTGTTGCTGAATTGAACGGTGATCCGCTGTCCGGCGGTTCCGTTAGTCGGGGAATTGAGCGTGACCGCAGAGCCGCCGGTCATGTTGATGACGAACTCGTTCCCAAGGGAGGCGTCAAGGTTCATCGTCCCGTTGAAGGTGATGAGCTTGCGCCCTTGGATGAACTTCCCGCCGAGCTGAATTCCCTGAAACGAACCCGTCGAAATATTGCCAGCGATCTGCACGTTGTACTGCGGGCTGGTGTCGTTGATCGTCCCTTGGTTGGTAAGGAATACGATGCTGCGGCCGGCGCAGTCACACAGATTCGTGGACGGCGATCCAGCATCATTGACGGCGATCAGGCAGTTGCTAGTCCACTGGGAGCCGGTGCGATTGATATAGATCTTGCCCGCGCCAGCCGCACCACCGCCTTGCAGGATATTCCCCTGAATTATGGCGAAACTCGCAGATAGTGCGTTGTCCGAACGCATTTCGATCAGGTTGCCGCCCGTGTAGTTCTCGAACTCGCAGTCGATGACGCGATAGTAGGTGTCAAGGATTGTGAGCGGCGTCGTTGCTGCGCCAGTTTGCTGAAAATCGCAATGCTCAAATGACCAATTAGTTGCGCGCTCAGTTCCGGTCGGAAGAACAGCGACGATGGTCGCGATATTTACGCCTGTGATCCGCATCCGAGAGACCCGGTTAGCGTTGCACTGTTGCCCAGTCCCAGAGCCTGGTACGCACGAGAACACCGTTCCGTTCGCGCTCATATCGCAGTTGCAATCATCCCATCTGCACAACTGAGCGTTCAGCAGTTTGTAGCCGACCGACCAGTTGGCAAGTTCGAGATGTCTGAACGATCCGGTGAACACGAACGTCACTGTCGATGGAGTTGTGTCGATGGCCGGCAATCCACCAGCGGAGGCTCCGTTCAGGTACATCCGCTCGAGCGTGAACCCGGAATATCCCTGACCCGCAAAGAGGAACGCAGAGCAGGAATTGCAGTTGATCTGCGTGGCGTCCCCGTCGCCCCAGATGATCCCTCGATTGTGGAATCCAGGGACCGAGATCGCTGAGGTGATCTTGTACTGCCCGGCCGGGATGTGGACGTTCCCGCCGTTTGCTGGCATTGCCGTGACGGCCGCCTGAATCGCCGCCGTATCGTCCGTGGTGCCGTCGCCAACCGCGCCGAAGTCCTTCACCGAGACGGACTCTTGATTCTTTGCGGTCTGAGTACGAGTGACAGCCCCAGCGCCGCCCTCGTTGTACGTTACTGAACTTGACGAAATTGGAAGGCCATACGGGCTTGTGACGTTATCCTCGGACCAGATCAGAGCGCCGTACTGATCGGTCAGGACGAACTTGTACGACAGGGACGGATTGAGCCATACGCTCATCTCGCCGCGCGAGTTCGCGACGACGGGGTTTGCGTTCGGGGTCCCTCCTGTGGAATCCGTGTACGTCGCAATGGGGGTCGTGGTCCCCGCAACGTAGGTGTAGAGAAGTCCGCCGACGAGCGCATTCCCGTTGTTGTCCACGAACCGCTGCGTCAGGAGTGGGGCTAGGTTCATGGGTTAACTCAGGCGGGTGATTTTGAGGTAGGACCCTGCGGCCATGTAGACGGGCTGCGCCATATTTACATTTGGCCCCCACGAAAGTGAAACCGTACCGGATGACAGCGCGATGAGAGTGCCGGTTGCATACGCGGAATTAGTGCCAATTCCACCAGCAGAGAGCAGCGTTCCTGCAGATGCTGCGTTAACCCTGTTGGATACATCAGAAAACACGTTATTGAAAACGCCCCTGCCGATGTATTGGCTTCCGCCAAACGCGGTGATGGAGCCAGAAAACGAGATCCCGTAATTGATTTGCTGTACCACCGCATCCAGGAGGTACGCATCAATGTAGAACTCGACCTGATAGGTCCCCGCGGTCGGGATGACGTACTGGAGATCCGGGTCCGCTGTATATGCCGTCGTATTCGCGCGAGAGGTCAGGGCGGTCTTGACCTTCGTGACCAGCTGGCTGATCGGCGATACGTTACCCAATACCCACTGACCGGCCTTGTACAAGATGTAGGTCGGGGTATTGGCGATGATCTCATTGGCTACCAGCGGGGTCCCGTCTACGTTTACGATCGCGATATTGCCAAGGCCGTTGACGTTGATCTGGCTCGCGCCCGTGTTCGTGTTGGACGGATACCAGATGATGTAGATGCCATCGGTCAGGGCCGTGAAGTTGCTGGCGAAGTTGATGGCGTAGCTATTCGCGGAGCCGGTATCCACGCCGCCATAGAGCGTCAGCAGCTGCGACAGGAAGACGTTGTCCTCTGACCAGATGATCGCGCCGTACTGGTCGGTCAGCACGAACTTGTATCCCACGTTCGGCTTCAGCCAGATATCGGCCTCACCTCTAGCGTTCAGCACGACGGGATTTGCATTCGGCGTCCCTGCGGTCGAGTCCGTATACGTCGCGATCGGCGTTGTCGTGCCGGCGGCATAGGTGTAGACGAGACCACCGACGAGCGCGGCTCCGGCGTTGTTGACACCGCGGAACTTGCCGATCTGGGTCAGGTATGCGGTGGTCATGGGTTACTCCCCGGGGGCGGCTCATAGGAGATTCCGGCGCCCGGCTTTGTGGCTTCCTGCGCGTACTTCAGTTTCGCTTGCGCCTGAGACTGTTTGATCGCGGCCTCCTTGGCGCCCCGGAACCGGCCCTCGATATACTGTTTCGCGAGTACGCCCGCGGGTCCTGCGACCTTGCCAGCCGCCATCGTGCCGACGTGGCTTGCGACCTCGGACATGAGGCTGGGATCAGCCCCGTACATGGCGCCGTGCCGAATGAGCGCCAGAGCGGTGCCGGATCGGTTTGCCACCGTCCCGGCCGGCGCATCCTTGACGTATCCAGCCACCCGGCCCAGCTGCTCTACGTGGCCTTGAACCTCGGGACGCATCAGCAGGTCTGACTTCGTTTTGAGGTTCGCGAGTGCCCGCTCATAGCCTGCGTTCTTGAAACCTCGAGCGGCCTCCCCGCCCTCGTCAACGCCCGCCGCATCGCGAAGCGTGTTCAGGGTTCCGGCTTCGATGTGCTGCGAGAACTCGGGATTCCCCCGCATCAGCGCCTGCATTCTCTCAACGTACGCGCGGGAGGCGGTTTTTCCGGTCCCGGTCATGTACTGCTTGAGATAGCTCTCGGAGAGTGGGGAGCGGGCGTTGAGGTCGTGCAGGCCGTTCTGCATCGGGACGTTATCCTCCACCACCGCCTTGTAGGCCGGGACGTTCTCGATATCGTCCATCCTGGCCTTGTAGGCGGTCTTGGCGTCATTCAGCATCCCGCGCAGGCCAGCGGCCTCGGGAGCCAGCGGCATGTTCTCGTACTGGTCGCGGATGATCCCGGCAGCCCGGGCCTCTGACCCGCCTCGACGCTGGACCTCGGATAGGGCTTTTGTGCCGCTCTCCCAGTCCTCGAACGTCATGGGCTCTCCAGAGCGCAAGCGCTCCATGATCGGACCCAAGACGGGATGGTCATCGGTCAGCTTCGACAGGTAGTTCTTTTTCAGGGACGAATCCGCAGTAGTCGCGGCCTCGCCCATATCGACCGGCATGTTTCCGCCGTTCGCATCGGCAACCGCCTTGTACTTCCCGCGAATGTCGGTCAGGCGGGAGTTGTCCAGTTCCTTGACAGATCGGATCGCGGACTGGGCGTGTTCGTCGGTTGCCATGTGGACGATGTCCGGATTGGCGCGACGCTGGATCTCGCCCATAGACCCGGCGAGCTTGCGGTCCTCGCCCACGATGGCGTTCTTGAGCAGGCCCTCGGTATCGGGGTCGCCCTGCATGTTGTATTCGTCCCCATGCCCCTGCGCCTCGCCCAAGGCCGAGGAACGCCTTAGGTGAAGGGGGCTCTCACCCTCAGGCATGGGCAGGGTCGTCGCGTCCAACTGCCGCTCGAGCGCCCGCTGATTGACCGGGCCTTTTTGCTGCGCCGCGACAATCTCGGCGTGAAGCTCGGGGGGCGCCTTGGATAGGTCGATGGCGGCGCCAGAGGCTCCCGCGGCCGGGCCGTGGGTCAGGGGGGCAATCGCCTCCCGCTCCAATGCAGGAGCCGCCCGGGAGACGAGACCTGCCCCAGCCTTCGCCACGCCTCCTATGAGGCTCGGCACGCCCGCCACGTTCTCTGCCCCACGCAGGACAGCGCCACCGCGCCCCTCGGCCTCCTGGGGCGTCTTAGGGGCTGTATCCATGCCCGGGATGGGGACATGCGCCTGCTCCATCCAGTCAACCATCGCCCCACGGGCGGTGTCGTACGGGTGACGGATGGCATCGCCGATCTTCTTGAGGTCGACCGGGGGAGTCGGGTGCATTCCGTGATAGATCTCGCGGACGCCCGGGGTCAGTTCGATGGCAAGCGCCTTCGCCTGACTCAGCCCCTCCTTGTAGGCGCCCTTGGCGGCATAGCCGAACTGTTCGGCCGTCGTCAGGGGAGGGGATGTAGAGGTCTCGTCAGCACCGAAAGCGGCATTGACCTCAGGGTCGTACTGGTGCGCCGCGGCAGCGGCGGGGGCGGCATTGCCGAATGCCGCCTCCACCTCGGGGTCATAGCTGCCCATTAGTCGAATACCTTTGAGTGCTGCTTCAGGGCCTTCGTTTCATCCAGGAACGCCTGCGCGGCATCCTTGCTCGAGAAGTTGCGCTTGAGGAACCCGGCGCGCTTTTCGGGCGGCAGCGAGAGGTATTCATGCTGTAGCGGGTTAGTCTGGTTTGAAATGACGTTATCCGACGCCTGAAACCCACGCAGACCCTGCGGGTCAGCCTGCTGCGCGCGCATCAGGTTCTTGCCGCGATTCAGGTTCTGGCGTGCGGTGCCCCGGATGTAGTCCATAGCCGCGTGGATGGTCGTCGGAGGGGTGGTGTCGTCGGGGTAGCCCTCGAGGATCGTGGCCGCCCGAGCGTCAGACCCGGACTTCGCAATCGCGAGTCCCTTGACCTGTCCCAAGTCCTTCTTGAGTTGGGTGCGGGCGGCATCGATATCGCTGAATCCGAGGTGCCGCAATCCCTGCGTGACGCTTCCGGCGATCTTGCTGGCGCTGATCTCGTCGGCCAGTTCGTCGATGCGGCTTGTGAGCGGGATAGCCGCCGAAGATGCCTGCTGCATACCAGACACCTCGTTGCTGCGATCCACATCCGCGTTGCCGGTCTGGACCTGACGCGCCTGCTGGCCTGCCAGTACGGGAGCCGGGATGTTGTGGCGCTGGGCATCGGGTGACATCGGCGGACCTGGAGCGCGGGGCGCCTCGCCGCCTGCGGTAACTTGGCCGGTGCGCGGGTCCTTGAACCCCATCGTGCCGTCCGGGAGCGTGACGGGCTGCAGGGCAGACGCGGGGATCTGGCTGAGGGCTGAGGTCCCCAACAGGGACTGCGCCTTCACCGCATCGCCCAGCTGGCCCTTCGGAGCGTGCTTGACGACTTGCCCGAACGTATCCGCAATGCGCTTGTTCTGTGGCGATAGACTGCCAAAGTTGGCGTAGTAGTCCATGACCATGCCGCGGCCCTTGTCGGTGTCGTTCAGCACATCAGGATCGGTCGAAAGAGTACCGAGCCCGTCAGCCATGTCGGACAGAGTTCCACGGTCCAGCGTCGCGAGAGACTGTTTCGCCTGTAGCTGCTTTTGCTTGATGTTCTGCAGAGTTTCAATTGCAGCGGGTTTGGCGATATCGAGCTTGTCGAAGTCGTCGCTGCCCATCACCGAGCCGAGGTCGATGGTCCCGTCGCTGCTGAGGTGCTCGCCGAACTTGATGTTCTTGAAAAAGCCCTGCAATTGCTGCTGTTTCTGCGTCTCGATCTGCTGCTGCGCAAGGTTCTGCTGGCCGATCTGGAGCGCCTGACGGGACTTCTGCAAGTCCAACATGCCGCTCATCATGTTCAGCGACTTCATCATGTCGGGCGGCTGGATCGTGTTCGCGACGGGTGCTGGGAGGTCCATGATCTATTAACCTCCCATGGATGCTGTGTTGTTCTGAGACATCAGCCACGGCACCATATTGCTAGCGGCACTCGAGTAGGCATTTGCGACGCCCACCTGACCAGCTGCATTAGCCGCTCCCTGCGATGCCAGAAGTTGCGACTGGTTTCCTGCGATCGTCGTGCCCTGAGTGCCTAGATTCGCTGCTGCATTCTGGCCGAGCGTACTGACGCCCATCAGGCGATTGTAGGTGTTGCCCTGCTGCGTGTTGTACTGGTTGAAGGCATTGTTGAACGCGGTGTTTGCAAGGTTCTGGTTATAGCCCATCAGATCCTTCATCGCGGCGCCCGACTCTGATCCGGTATTGGCGCTAGACTGGTTCAGCACGCCCTGTCCGCCCTGCTGTAGCTGGAACTGATAGGCCGGGCTGTACTGCTTCATCATGTCCGCGGTGAACGGGGCATTCAGGGAGCCATAGCCACCCGGAACAGCTTGTCCTGCGGGGGGCTGTCCAGCCTGAGTAGACGCCTGCGCTCCGCTCTGCTGTGCGGCAACCTGAGTGCCGGCACCAGAGGGCATGACCTGCAAGCCACCACCAGGGGACCACCCGGTCTGATAGCCGGGGCCATTGCCGGGACGGTTTCCGCCGCCGCCGATCGTGTTACCGCCAGCGGTCCCCCCATACGACGGACCCGTCTGCGATACCTGCGGCTGCTGGCCCGGGATACCCATCAGGTAGTTCAACTGATTCAGCGCGCCGTAGCCGCCCTGGATGAACGGCTGCTCCTGAGCCGTGATCGTATTGAATTCGTTCTGTTGTACCTGCTGTCCGGCCGTAAGCGCAGCAGATTGTGTATTAGCGGCTGACTTTGCCCCGTTGGCGCTGATTGCGGAACCAGCTAAACCGACGACTGCGGCATCTAATAGATACGATCCTGAAAAGTACGCAGACATCTTTATTCTCCAGACAGCGCCGGATTGACCTTCATGGACTCTCGGTAGTCGATGACGATCTCCTCGTTAATGTGAATTCTGCGGGTCGCTACGCAGTGCAGATCGTCATCGACCTTGACAGGCTTCGCGTTTGGGTCCGCAGAGTGATTCGTGAACCTACCGGCAGGGGTACGGTGTCCGTTAACCCTACCCGGACAGATGTATTCGCGTTCTTCAAATACGCGCGTGGCAAACATACCGATGCCGTCGATGGAAGATTTCCTGAACTCGACCCCGTAATACGGCATCATTTCGATGATGTCGTGCGTTATGGATTCGTATTCCATCATCGCCTCATCAGTGAGGCTGAATTCATTCAGGAAACGTACGTAGTCCTCTCTATCCCGGTCGATGCGGGCCTGCCGGCGGGTAGAGCCGAGCCCTTTCTCTGGAACGATCAACAGGCGTTCCTCGAGAACGGTAATGTCGGTGCAATCGTCCGGGTTCTGGTAGACATCGACCCAATGAACCCACTCATTGAACACCCGCCCAACGCGCCTCATGCCGGCTGGAACGTCAAACTCAGCAGGAGCAGTCAGGATGATAATCCCACGGTCAGTATTGACCGCAATCTTTCCAGCCTCTAGCCGAACCCGATAGGCTGTTTTGTGTTCCACACCCGTGAGGACCGTCCACGGTGGGATGATGATCTTGCGTTCGTAGATACCAGGCAGGAATGTGTGAATTGTCTCGATATCCGCCTGCGGGAGAGACAGCAGGACCGCATCCAGACGGTCTATCTTCTCCCCGAATAACGGCGCGATATCGTTCACCCGATCCTCCAGTTAGTACCGTCATAGAACACTGGCACGAACGTAGTCCCGCCACCCGCGACGATGGAATAGAACGTCGATGCCGTCGCGTCTGTCACGAACCCCCTGCCGCCAGCGGTGACTTGCGCCGGGAGGTTGGCGAATGTGCAGGGCTCATATTCGTCGGCATCGTTGTTGTTCTGGAAGAACCGATACCAGACGCGGTTCATGTACGCCTTGCCGTCCCGGATATCCGCAATGGGGACCTCATAGACGGGGACGGAGTGGACGTTTGCGTCGCCTCCGTACGGGTTGAACTGCGTCGGCATTATTCTTCCTCGGCCTCGGCGATCAGGGTGGCGCCGATGATGTCGCGGGCGGTTGGGTCGCTGTAGCACAGTTCCCACACCCGATCACGCGCGGAGCCCAAGAGGCGCCAGATCGCACGGTTCTTCGTGATACCGGCAAGGCCAATCCCGATCCAATGCTCACTCGACCACGTAAACCCGCCGTCATCCGACCATCGCAGCATGGCGAGAGGGTTGGACCCCTGTCCCGTCTGCAGCCCGACGCCTGGGGTGAATTCCACCTGTACCTGCGAGAAGAACAGGCGCGAGCGCTTATCGACGTTCCAGACGTGCGGAGTCCGTCTAGCACACCGAAGCACGTTCCCGGCATCCGTGTAGATGGAGCGGGACATCTGGTGGATCTGGCCCGAGGAATAATCGCCGACCATCCGCACGTCGGCGAAGTTCATGAAGCAGTTACCGCGGAAACGATGGTACTGCCCCGCCACGGAGTCCCATGCCGCGCGCTGATGCCACGCAACACCGGGTCCTGCTGCCAGCATCGTCGTCAGATCCAGGCACCACGTCGCGTCTGCCGTCGGGAACGTGAGGACGTAGAACAGGTGTCCTTCCTCCTCATACGCAAACCCGATCGCATCGCTGACCTGCGGGTAGCCTGAGATCGCATGTTCGACGCCGTGGGTGGATACGCGCTTCCAGCCGTAGCCCTCCTGCATCACGACGAAGTTTTCGCCCTGCTCGTTGCGTCCGAGCCAGATCAGGCTTTGACCTGCTCTTGTGATCGAATGCTGGGCCGCACAGCCGATCTGAGGGCCGACGCCCGGGATACGGGCAAAGGCGAAGTTCGTGCCGCCCTGATTGACCCACACCTCGCTCGAGCGCTCTCCGATCAGCCACGCCTCGCGGTTGTTCTCCTGCAGCGTGATGAGGTTGTCCGAGGACGAATCCTTGAGGGCGTAGAACGAGCCCGGGAACATGATCGTGTACGGCAC